CACGATTTGGTACTGGCGTTTGTCTTCATCCTCAAAGTCCTCGTTAACCAAGTCGTAAGTATCCGGAGTGAAATTCATTCCTAATGTAATCTCACCTCCATCACGGAAGCTGGGGATGAACTCTCGATAGCCTCCGACCGAGTCCAGACTCGTAACATCAATGGTTGTCCGAGTCTTGTTAGGGCCAACAATCGAGTTGACCTCTGCCAATGCAGCAAAGCCTGATCCTGAGGACTCCGATGTAGCTCGCTTAAACTGGGTTCCCACACCGCTGAAAGCATTACTTGACATCCTATATCACCTCCTTCCTTGTCTCAAGTTGTTGTTGTCCGTTGAATCCTAAAGTTCAATGAAAACTTGGGCCGGTCTTTGGAGTCCCAGCCTATAGGGAGAATATCTGACATTGCCCAAATACCAATGTAACGAGTACCATTCCACGTCTCACCATGGATCCCTCTAAGATATTCCTTTATGTTCTCAGCCAAAGCATATGCCTCCAAATAGCCACCCTGCTTCCCTCGCACTCGAACCATGGCCCCTGGATAGTCAAGTCGATGAATTGTGTGGTCTGGTTCGAGCCCAGAGGTATCAAAGATTGTTACACAAAGATCAGGATCATCTGGTTCCTTAGCCACAAATAAGTCTGTTGCAAAGACCAGGCTCAGCCCTGACGCACTATCCTCCAACATATCCTTAATGTCCTCACTTGTCGGATTCATATCCTGGCCTTTCGCTTGATAGCCAAGCGCATCTGGTGCTTGGTATAAGTAGCATTCCGTAACAATGGATTCTCAAGGAACTTAGCTGATGCTCCAGGTTTCTTGAACGAAGCCTCAACCATCTCATGAACATAAGGGGCATACATTGCTGTCAATCCAATTTCTATAAGGATCTGAGACAGCCCTCGCTCAGCCACTATTGGCCCATACCAACTACCGATGAGGTTGGATGAATCCACTGGGGTTATCCGCATCCCATCCTCACGGACCTTACGGCCACCCTCAATCAAGCCTTCCACTGCGCCATCAATCATTAAGTCTATTACCCTGCCCAGATTCTTGATAACCTTCCTTGTTCCTGTGATATTGGACATCCTATTGGATTCCTATTTAAGCATGCCTGAAATCGGAGATTTCATTTGCTCACCACGAGATTTTGTCCCCCCCCTTAAAGCATAGCTGTCCTTAAGCGAATTTGGCCCTTAACATCTGGCATCCTCTCATTGCTCCGAATCATGTAAGCCTCTGCCTCTTCCGTAGGATCTTCACCTGCTGCAGAAGTCAAATCATCCAGCTCACCAAGAAACAGATAACCACCCAAATCTACATCTTGGCCAAGGAAGACCCGAGACCGAGACAAAACCTCTTCGCCAGACTGGCCATCTATAAATCTGACAGCCTTATCCTCCCACCGACAATCAACCTCTACACCTGCTGTAAACGTATTGCCACCCCTGCCATCAGGGACAGGCGATGCCCAATAAACAGCAGTCTGATTCAACAATCGAGATATGTTCATAATCAATACTCCGAGATAACATCAAAGACAACACGCTTGCGGCCCAAGGCAGACAGCCTACCAGAGGAATCCAGGATCTTGACCTGTTGGCCATACATGGTTCCATCTAATCCTTTACCCAGCAAGGGAGTCTCATATACCATCTGTGCTGCGCCAATGTTCTCACTGCGTGGGCGCTTATCCTTGACCGAGATGAAATGCGCAGTCAGCCAACGTTCAATCTCCTTCAACGTCGCTGCTCCCATCCCAGAACCCACCAAATGCTCAGACACAACAATATTTGCAGCTTTAATAAAGGGCTCAATCTCAGCCTCGACAGTCTCTATGATCTGCTTGACCTCTTCCGTTGTGACTCTATTTGCCATGACGTGGCCTCCTCTGTAACCAAGTCCGCCAAAGCCCAGGATCAACAATGGCTATAATCTTATTGAAATCGTATTGCAACCCAAGGCTATTCAACACCATATTGATCTCAGTGAAGTCTCCGGAAATCATCCTCTGAGGCCAAATCTCAGAACAGCCTAAGCCAGCCTCGTGCATTTCCTCAAATCGTCTCTCATGCTCAGCCAACCAACGCAGCCACCCGCTGCGTTTCTTATAGGCTCGCATGAAGCTGGTCCGAAGGCAAGAGCTGATTATGTCCTCAGCATCTCGCCTAACAATAATCCAGTTGGCATTTGGGAAAGCAGCATGCCACAAGGGCCAAATCAGACACAGCTTAGCTCCCTTATAAAACCAAGGATCCTCCACCCCTTGAGATTCTAAGATACTCAACACCCGCTCGCGCCAACGGGCAACGAATCCAGATGACGCAGCAAGATCCTTGACTTCATCAATCCGAGGTAAAGGGTCTTGCCCCATCGGATCCCAGCCATTGTCCCTCAGGAATGGCTTCACTATTTGGTTGCGGATAAGCTGGTTTTCAAACATACCTCTCTTGTTATGTCTTGTTGGGCCTGACAACTGGCCACCCTTCGCTCCGCAAGCATTAATAATCCCTGCTGTTAGCGAGGTCCCTGATCGTGCTGCTCCTGTAATCAGGATGGGCCTATGGGGTTGCTGGTTTTGGTTTTGTTTCATCTGCAACCTCCTCAATTAAATCCAATGCTTAGTAACCCAAGCCTCCCTAATCTCATGGGGCCTGGGCCTCCCATGACAGGAGACCAGCCGAGCCTCAGCTGGCAGTCTCCCTATTCCCCTCACGTGACGCTTGTAGCTGACAACCTGCCCAGGGAACAAATCCTGCCATCGATCTAAACAGTCCATCTGACGTCTATACCAAAATCGCTCTCTGCCTCCGGTAAAGGACTCAGCTGCTTTGACATCATGAATAAAGGGATCCCAAACTTGCTCAATAACCTCACGATCCTCAGCTCGGAATCCAACAATGTCACCATCAGCCTGATGTTTCAATCGCTCCAAGAATTTCGACCTGACACAAAAGGACCCACGATAGCCAGCAAGCTCATCGAGGGACCCAGTCACCACAATGTCTATATCTAAAGACAACACCTGGCCTCGAAATCCAAGGCCTGGATCAAACATACACAGTTTTGGCAAGCAACCAAGCCTTGATGGAGGATCGAACCGAATAATTTCAGCTCCATCAAGGATGAGGGGCAGGTCAGTTAAGCAAACAATCCTTGGTTGGATACTGAGATTCCTTCGGACCCCATTCACAAGGCGCTGAGTATATACAGCACCCATGTCGTCCTTACCCCAACGATCTCCATACCACAGGAAACAGACTATTGTGATCCCTTCCATATCTCCTTCACCCAGGGATACTTCTTGCATGCCACCTCATTCTTCCCAGGCATACAAAGGACGATCCGATTCTCAGGATTAGGCTTACCATTCTTAAGATACCGGAGCTTCGTAACCCAACCTGATGGGAATGTTGCTATTGTTGGGAATCTATAGGCCAGCCAATCCTGGTCTCCTCTAAGATTGTACCGAATATAAGGAACAAACTCTAAGAACAGCTCCTCACCTTCCCCAGCATCAAACGCCATCACAGAGGAATTGAATTTACAAATCGTCTCTGACTGAATCTTATTGCTTACAGGTTTAAAGGCTTTGACTACAACAAATGGAGCCGGATACTGAATAAGGTCCTCAAGGCTATGCATTATTACTAAGTCCAAATCAAGATACAAGACTCGACCTTCAAACAAGCCAGGTCTAAACAGCTCCAACTTTGCCCACCACCCATGCCAATCTGTAATCAAGGGAATCCTTTCACAGGGCACACCAGTATTGGATAAGCAAACGAACCTATCTAATCCAGGCAAATGATTATGCACCATCCGTTCCAACCGGCTGACCCAGGCCTCATTGTAAACATGCTCTCGACCTCGGAAGGCTCCTTTCCAATAGACACACGCCACAGTTGTCTTAGCACCCTGTTGCATAGCCTAACTCAGTAAAGTCATTAGAATACAGGCGCAACACTGCCCATCTGCATTCAGGTTCCTCATAAAGGACTTTATAATCCACACCACTATCACCTTGATTCTCAACAGCAAGTTCCGGTAGGTCGTCTGGCCATCCCCCCAAAGTCTCCAATGGGATCAATCTCACTCGCTCTTTGAAGGAACTGAACAAGATAGTCTGAGGCCATAAGTGACTATCCACTGTTTGCCAAGCCCGTATCCCACACACAGCCTGAAGGAATTTCAGGAATGAGTCTTTCCTTTCCAAACCCAACTCCCTAAAGCCAGAGAAAATTCTACGACCACGTTTGCGATAGACCTTGTCTGCCCACAAAGAGGCTATACGATCAAACGGATCCCTGGTAATCATCAACCAAGTCAGATGTTCAAAGCACTGCAGCCTATCCAGCTTCCGGACATAGGGCAGGTCTGCCCGACAAGCACTTTTTTTGTAGCCCAAGGTATTCAAAGCCATTCGCCTCACTGAGCTGCTGGCACACTTTGAATTAAGGAAGAACAAATATCCTTCCTCTTCCAACACCAATAGCTGCTTGGCCAGGGGCAAATGCCTGAGCCATGGAGTTATACGTTCATCCACCACACCCAGTCAATCTCCAAACCACCAGACTCATAATAGCCAAGCAAGAGTTCATCACAGGCTTGCTTTACACCTGGAAAATGGATATCATGGCCACACAGCAATCCACCTGGCTTGAGCTTAGGAATCCAAGCAATAAGGTCTTTACGAAATGGTTTATACTCATGATCAGCATCAATAAAGACAAAGTCCAAGCTGCAATCAGCTACATGATCCGCCATCTCAGCGCTATCACCCTCCAAGACAGTGATCCTTCGGCCAAATTTCTTGGCATCATTAAAGAATCGATGCCTATACTTAGCCCAGTCACCCTGCCAATTGTCAACGCAGCACATGACTAAACCACGACAGTTGCGGAGCAAATAGAATGTCGTTATGCCCCTCCTCACGCCAACCTCAGCTCCCAGAGAATACTTCCTGGCCCTAATTTGCTTCCGGAGCCAGCCGTACCTTTTCATCTGCCAAAATCTCCTCAAGAGTCATAAAGCGAAACAGCTTGATAGCACTGTTCGGAGTTGCATTGATAATCTCAAGCCCAAACTCAGCAGCATCCCTGGCAATTGCAGGGAACGGATCCAGGAACCGATCATAGGGATTCTTGTGTGGAGCCGGATGGTCCTCATGCCAGTTAGCCCTATCATCCACTCGCCTCATGTCATAGCCAAGAAGCACTATCCTCTTAACTCCAAAATGGAATGCAAGGTCTATAGCTGCCCCACCACTGCTCCTATTCCAAGCCAGTCGGTCAGGCCTTGGATCCAATCCCTCAGACCTTCCTCGCATTGTAGCCCTGACTTGGCCATCCTCACGATACAGCTCTTGCCTACAAGTAATGATAAGCCCAGGAAACCCAAACAGATCCCGCTTATGCCACCCGTACCATCGAGCATCTCCAAAGAAGCAGACATCCACCCAGGACCTTGGCAAATAACCAACTGTCTTGCCCTTTGCGTTGAGGACGGGATCACCATAGGCATTATTAACAGCTATAATCCTCCGATCCTTGATCAGATCAAAATCAACTGTTGCAAGGGTCGGCCCACCACCAAGGATGAAGGCAGTATTGCCTTTCCATATCTTAGGTACTGACCAACGATCAAACCGTTTGCCACGACCCTTGGGTCGGTCCCTCTCAAAGAGTAGTCCGCTTGGTTGCTGCTC